TACAGCAGAAGGTGTAGATGTTGTTATCTTGGATCATTTAACAATAGTTGTTTCTGGTATCAGCGACCTTGATGAGAGAAGAGCTTTGGATGTGGTCTGTACCAAGCTTAGACAGGTGGTTGAATCTACTGGTATAGGTTTGATTATTGTCTCTCACTTGCGTAGACCAGAAGGCAAAGGACATGAGGAGGGTAATAAGGTTTCTTTAAACCATTTGAGATCGTCACATAGCATAGCCCAGTTGAGCGATTTGGTCGTTGCCTGTGAAAGAAACCAGCAATCGGAAAGCTATGCAGAGAGAGCAGAACTACAGTTAAGAGTATTGAAAAATAGACACACAGGAATGACAGGACCAGTAGATAAATTATTGTATGACGAAAAGACAGGAAGACTTGTAGTACCTATGGAAACTTACTTTGGAAACTAATGACTTTACTAATTGACGCTGATTGGCTTATCTATTCTTCATGCTGTGCCTGTGAACAGGACATACAGTGGGATAGTAATCTACACACACTTCATGCAGATGAAAGAGATGTACATGAAATGGTTGATGGTAGAGTTGCACATTATCAAACCATTGCTGAAGGTGATAAAAATGTTGTTATGTGCTTTACAGAGTATCCAACATTCAGACATACAATATATCCAGAATACAAAGCTAATAGAAAACACAAAAGAAAACCTTTAGGTCTTCGTAAAATTATTGAAGGGGTGAAAGAAAGATATACATCTGAAAGTTATGCAGGTTTAGAGGGTGATGACGTGATGGCTATACTTGCAACATCAAAAAAATATGACAACCCAATAATAGTTTCAGTTGATAAGGACATGAGATCTGTACCTTGTACCTTATTGGCAGGTGATGACATGGAACTTATAACCAAACGTAAAGCTGATAGACATTGGATGATACAAGCTCTTACAGGAGACAGTACTGATAATTACTTTGGTATTGATAAGGTAGGGCCAGTAACAGCAGAAAAAATATTAGGTGAAGCTAAAACACTTGAACAGATGTGGGAGAAAGTAGTAGCTGCATATGAAAAAAAGAAATATAACTTTGCTGATGCTGTTCTTAATGCACAGCTTGCAAGGATACTAAGAGATGGAGACTTTGACTTTGATACAGGCGAAGTATCTCTCTGGACTCCATAAAAAAACACTAGCAATACGGGTTGTGGTAGATTGCTAGCGTTTTTCGTTGCCTGGATAAGCATATCAACCTTATCACACAAATTTTAAGGTGCTATACTTTATTCTGTAAATTGACATATACTAAATATAAATCTTACAAATCATGCCATCTGAAAAATTACCAGTAATTACAGATGAATTGATTTTTGCCTTAGATCAAATCTTTCCTAATCGTCATCCTGATTTGTCTTTATCTGATAGAGAGGTATGGTATAGAGCAGGGCAAAGGTTTGTTGTTGATTATTTGATTGAACAACAGGCAAGACAAAAAGACACCATGCTCACTGAATCAGTCTTGGAGAATTAGCCATGTGCTTCGGAAGACCATCCCCACCACCTTTACCAGAACCTAGACCAACACCGCCAAAGCCTGAGAAGACTGCTCAAAGAGTTGTTGTTGGTGATAATAGAACTAGACCTGCACCTTCAAGCGTTACAGGTCAGCAAACTACAACTACAGGTGGTAGAAAAAGAACAGGGCAAAGGCAAAGTCGAGCAAGAAGACTTGGTACAGCTATGTTAAGAATACCTTTGAATCCTAATCAAAGTACATCTGACTTGAGGTATTAATTATGTGTTTTTTCGGAGGAGGTGCAAGAGCAGCAACACCACCAAAAACTACGTTCGATGATTCTCCACCTGTTGTAACTGGTATGCAAACTGGTGTTGATAATCCTGTTGATACAGCAAAAGTAACAGAAGAACTGAAGATTAAAAGGATGAAAAAAGAAGGTATGAGTAATCCTAATCCTAATCCTGGTGACTCCCTAAATATCGCAAGTGTAACAAGAAGAAGTGGTAATAAATCAACATTTAAAAAAGACTCCACAGGAAGAATAAGAAAAATGTCAGTAAGCAGTTATCGAAAAAGTTTACGATCAAAAGCCAGATCTAAATCATCTACAAAATAAATGGAATACTCAACACAAGGACAAACAGCAGGTGGTAGATATGCACAACTACAAAGTGCAAGATCTACCTTTGATAGAGAAGCAAAGGAATCTTCTAAACTTACAATCCCTAGTCTCATACCAGAAAGTACAACAGGTACAAGAGCAAAGATCAAAACACCTTTTCAAGCTGTAGGTGCTAGAGGTGTGAACAGTCTTGCATCTAAACTATTATTTGCTTTGCTACCACCATCTACTGCTTTCTTTAAATTAAGTATTGATAGTCTTGAACTGCTAAAGCAAGGACAGGAAGGGTTAGAAACAGAGATAGATAAAGGATTACGAACAATAGAAACAGCTTTGATGAATGAGATAGAGATCTCTAACGACAGAGTTGCTATGTTTGAAGCACTCAAGCATCTGATCGTTGGGGGAAATGTTCTTCTCTATCTCACAGATGATGGACTGAAAGTATATCCACTATCAAAGTTTGTATGTAAAAGAGATGCAGTAGGTAATGTTCTGGAAATTATTACACAGGAATCAGTCAACCCTAATGCACTGTCACCAGAGTTCTTAGAACAGATCAAGAAGAAAGAGAACTATGACGAAAAGACAATGGATAATGACCTTGATATATACACATATGTCAGAAGAGTAAATGATGATTTTATGTGGTATCAGGAGTGTAAGGGAGAAAAGATACCAGGTACTGATGGCAGATCAAAAGTAGAAGTATCACCTTGGATTACTTTGAGATTTGTAAGAATTGATGGAGAAGATTATGGAAGGGGTTATGTAGAAGAATATAGAGGAGACTTGATCAGTCTTGAAGCTTTGATGCAAGCAATCATAGAAGGTGCAGCAGCATCAGCCAAGACTATATTCCTTGTAAATCCTAATGGTGTAACCAGAGCAGCAACACTAGCCAAAGCTCCTAATGGTGCAATAAGAGAAGGAAGTGCAGCAGATATTTCTGTCATGCAGGTTGGTAAGGGAGCAGACTTCAACGTATCTTTTTCTGCAATACAACGTATTGAGTCAAGACTTGAATATGCTTTTCTTATGGCACGTTCTGTACAGAGAGATGCAGAGAGAGTAACAGCAGCAGAAGTTACCATGATGGCTAATGAATTAGAGAACAGTCTTGGTGGTATCTACTCCATACTTACACAGGAATTTCAATTACCATATTTGAAACGTAGGATGCATATGCTTGTACGTTCTGGTAAAGCTCCAAAACTACCAGATAGAATAGTCAAACCCAAAATCGTGACAGGTGTTCAAGGGCTTGGTCGTGGTAATGATCGTAATAAGCTTGTTGAATTTATTGGAACGGTTTCACAAGCTTTAGGCCCAGATATTATGAGACAGTACATGAATGTAGATGAAGCCATAAAACGTCTGGCAAATTCAATTGGCATAGATACTGCTAACCTAGTAAAGACACAAGAAGAGATACAGGCGGAGATGGAAGCGATGCAACAGCAGCAGCTTATTCAACATCTTGGGCCTGCTGCTCTTGGATCACCATTGCTTGATCCTCAAAAAAATGCAAACGCACAACAACTAACGGAGGAAACTGATGCCAACCAAGAAACCTAGAGAGAGAGATGAAGAAGGGAAGTTTGTACCTGCAAAAGCAGTAGTAAGCAAACTTGGTGTGAATGACGAACCAAAACCAAATGAACCAAAGGTGGTCGAAACTAAAAATGGTCGTACACTTACTTATAGTTAACAAAATATTATGACATCATCCCAGGTAAATGTTACCGAGACACCCCCAATGTCTCGTCAAGATTTAGAAACTCTTGCAAAAAATGAAACTGATGAGAACGGTCTTATCTTAGGAAAGTTTAAATCAGTAGAAGATCTAGCTGCTAGTTACAAAGAACTTGAAGGTAAGCTAGGTGCAGCTACAGAAGAAGATCAAGCAGAGACTTCAGAACAGGAAGAAACTGAAACAACAGAATCTGACTTTGATGCTGAAGAATATTATGGCGATGGACTTGCTTCTGTATTAGAAGAAGTTGGTATTGATCCACAGGAAATCTCTAACAGGTTTACAGAGACAGGTGAGATCAATGATGATGATTACGCAAAGCTGGGAGAAGCAGGTTTCTCTAAACAAGTTATCGACACCTATCTTGATGGATTAAGAAATGGTGGTGTAACAGGAGAAGATATTGCTTCTGCTCAGATACAAGGTATAAAAGATTCTGTCGGTGGTGATGATAATTACAGTAAGATGGTGGCATGGGCTGTTGACAACCTCCCTGCCAATGAAGTTAATGAATTTAATTCTTTAACAGAAACAGGAAATGCAACTGCAATTAAGTTTGCAGTACAAGGTCTTTATTCTCAATACAATAATGCTATGGGTGTTGAACCAAACTTAGTAACAGGTCGTGCTTCTCAAAGTGGACCCGCACCATTTAGATCTACAAATGAGGTAGTTACCGCTATGTCAGATCCACGCTATGGTAAAGATGTCACATACACCGAAGATGTTCAAAGACGTTTAGGTAATAGTGATGTATTTAACACTGGTCGTTAATTATGGCTAACAAACCAACCAACCCAGAATTGTATTCAAGGGTGAAGGCAGAAGCAAAGAAGAAGTTTAGAGTCTATCCTTCTGCTTATGCTAATGCCTGGTTGGTTAGAACCTATAAGAAACGTGGTGGAGGTTATCGTAAAACTTAATCATGCCTTTAACAAAAAAACAAAAACAACTGGATAAAACTGGTGATGGCAAGATCACTAGAGAAGATCTTATGATTCTTCGTAAATCAAAGAAAAAGAAAAATGGCAAAGCTTAATCTTAGCCAGATGAAAAAGCTGAAGGCACATTCAGTTCATCACACACCTAAACACATGAACCTTATGAAGAAGCTTATGCGTGAAGGTAAATCATTTAAAGCTGCACATACTGCTGCACAAAAAGAAGTAGGCAAATGAGTCTTACAAGATGGTTTAAAGAAAAGTGGGTAGATGTTAAAACAGGTAAACCCTGTGGAAGGCAGAAGGGTGATCAACGTGGCTACCCTGCTTGCAGACCATCAAAAAGAATTAGTAGTAAAACACCAAAGACTACCAGTGAAATGAGTAGTAAAGAAAAGGCTAGATTTAAAAGAGAGAAGACAGGTCCAAAGAAAATAAGCTATCAACATAGAAGAAATAAAAACAGAAAAAAGTTAAGACTTGCATAAGAGTGTTATATTTTAATTAACTGCTTATCTTTCCTTTATGTCTAAGGGAGTATCTCTTACCAAAAAAGACAAAGATCCCACTGGGGGTCTTACTGCTTCTGGCCGTAGGAAATACAACCGAGCAACAGGTGGAAACTTGCAAGCTCCTGTTACTAAAAAGACAGGTCTTTCTCCTAGACAGAAAGCAAGAAGAAAATCTTTTTGTGCAAGAATGTCGAAGGTAAAAGGACCATTAAAGAAAGATGGTAAGTTAACACGCAAAGCTCTTGCACTACGCAAGTGGAATTGCGGTTCAGTATAAACTCAACAAAACGAAAATCTAAATATCAAAAGTGCCTGATGCGTCAGATAACACTTGAGAGAACAGACAGTAGTGAAGTTAGTTTCTCAAATTATTAATCAATCCAAAGGAGTTTTATTATGGCTAACGCCACCGTATCTCGCCTTGGTCTGGTAAACAATAGTGGAACAGACTTTGAAGCTCTGTTTCTGAAAGTGTTCTCTGGTGAGGTTCTAACAGCTTTTGCTAGAAACAACATCTTCAACGAGCAGCTTCATTCTGTAAGAACTATTACTTCTGGTAAATCAGCACAGTTCCCTGTTACAGGTGCTGCAACTGCTGCATATCACACACCAGGAACACCATTAGTTGGTGCTAACCAGATCTTGGCAAATGAAAAGATTATTTCTATTGATGATCTTTTAATATCACAAGCTTTTGTCAGCAATCTTGACGAGCTTATGAATCATTATGACGTAAGGGCAACTTACGCTGATGAATTAGGAAAGGCTCTCGCAAAAACGTACGATCAAAACGTAGCGAAGGTAATTGCTAATGCTTCAAGAGCTTCAACAACTCTTACAGGTGGCAACGGTGGATTAGTTTCTACTCTTGCTTCTGGTAATACATCTTCAGCAAACGTAACTGGTGATGAGTTAGCAGCAGCTATCTATGACATTGCACAGGCATTTGATGAAAGAGACATCCCTCCAACAGATCGTTTCTGTGTTTTACCACCCGCTGAGTACTACAAGTTAGCTGAGTCAGCTACAAGAACTGTAGATGTTGACTTCAACCCAGGTGGAAATGGTTCATTTGCATCAGGTCGTGTACAACAGATTGCTGGTATTCCAGTGATGATGAGTAACAACGTACCTCAGTCAAACGTATCATCAAACCCAAGTGGAGCTAACAACACCTACTCAGGTGACGATAGTAAAACTATTGGTCTTGTCTTCCATAAATCTGCTGTTGGTACAGTAAAATTAATGGACATGACAACTGAGATCTCTGGTTCTGACTACGGAATTATGTATCAAGGTACATTAATGGTTGCTAAGTATGCT